AATGGTATTGAAGAAAAATCATCAAGCCCAGTGCAAGACCAAAGATTCAATGAAACATCAATTACTGGAGCAGAAGTATACTATAAACCGGTTGTTAATTTACAGGGCGATGATGTAGGTATTGGTCCAACAATAGATATTCATGCTCAAAGAAGACGAAGAATTACATTTAGTATGTATAATACTCCGGACACTAATCATAGTAGTAAACTAGTAGAAAACAAAAGTTATGCAAATAATGGTGATGATAGACAATTACATAGATGGATTCACTTTAGTCCTGACCTTACCGGTTACTACTTAGTTAGCGAAGAGGGTAAAACATTCGCTAATGCGTCTACATCTAATAGAGCAATTAATAATACTGTCCCTACATATATTCATAAAATTGTATCTCACACTATAGAAAAACAATTATCTGAAACAAGTAATACAGAATACTTTAAACATGTAATTGAAATAGATAATGCTAATACTTATAGCACAGGATTTTATAGAGTTATGAGAATATCACAAGACACATTTTATGACTTTAGCCCTACAGAAATTAACTTACTAACACTATCTAATTCATATTCTAAAGTAACTGGAAAAGATGAATGTTATGGTTCTATTAATAGATTTAATTTCTATGATGCTGGCTTTGACTCTAGTACTGATACTATGTATAATGAAGGTCTTTTATCTATGTATATGCCTATTAATATAGATGTAATTGACGGAGGTTTTGTGGATATTAGAAGCGCACAACATTTTGCTACTGCTACTAATTCTCCTGAAACAGTTAACGGTGTATCTAATGTTACTAAACCAAGATTTGTAGATAATACCACATATCAAATGTCTATTACTGATGGACATTCTAGATATAGTTCAGGAGTTAAAGTAGCAAGAGCAAATACCACACCAGTTGTATATAGATTAGAAATGTCTAATATTAAAGCGATGGCTGGTGTAGTGTCGTTTGGAGAAATATTTACTTTGTCTACATTTAATAAACCTAGATTTAACGCAAAACGTTGTTCCATAGGAACTAACTTCCAAATAGTAGATGAAGCAGAACAAGTAATTAATGACTTAATAGAAAATACAGATATAACATACACTCAAACTACAGACAACGCTAAGTATTATGAAGCATTTAATGTGCAAGGATTAGATACTTTTAGTGCTGCAAATTTTGTTGCATCTCTTAAAGATAGAAAACTAATAGTTGATGGTAAAACTATCCAATTGGTTAAGGGTATTGAAGACCAAGATTATACTAATATTGAATTTAATGAATTTGATGCAGATAATAGAATAGGACAAATATCTAGAGATAATAACTTATTTGATTTCTTTAATCAAGTTACAGTATATGGCGATGGTGTTAAGTCCACAGTAAGAGATTATACATCTGTAAAGAAAGATGGGTTAAAGGAATTAGAAGAGGTCGATTTAACTATAGTTACAGAAGAAGCATGTAAAAGAAAGGCTATGAACTTATTAAGAGTTCATTCAGAATCTAGTGCAGCAATATCTTTTAAGGTGTTATATGACCAATGCCCATATTTAAGACCGGGACAAATTGTTACAATTAATTACCCGTCTGAAAAAATATCCAGAGGCGACTATATTGTATTAGAAATCAATTATTCAATTGGCGGATATATGGATGTTAAAGTCGGTAAGTATGCAAAAAATCTAACTAACCGAATTGCAGAACTATTAGTGCAAGGTAAAAAGGTGGATGCTGCATTAAGAGGTGACCGATATAAAACCACAACTCCCAGCAGTTTTATACAAGAAGAAGTTGCGCTTAGAGCAGTTAAACTTAAAGTACAGTATACTACTGCTTCAAGTACAGTAGCAAATGTATTTGGATTTACGACCATATTTGGTGTTGATACAACACTAGGAATAACGGTCCCAACAGGAGAGTCAACACAAAACTTGGAGTATGATTTACTATGATAACAGAACTAGCAAGACAAGCACTTAGGGATTTTGTACAAGATAATTTTTTAGGATATAAAATAGGCACAGGTGGAGATAGTTCCAACCCAAATGCTACAAACTTAGATGCACCGCTTAGTGTAGGGGGTGCAGAACTTCAAACTAGTGGAATAACTATAACCACTTCAGGTATTTCGTCAATTGATTTCACAATAACTTTAAGTGCTAGTTCCTATGTAGGAGAAGTAATAAGAGAGGTTGGTATTTTTAATACCGCAACAGATATTACAATTGATGGAACAACCTATGCGGCTGGTGAAATAATGTTAGTGAGAGTTCCTTTTGATGGTATTGGACCTATTACTTCTAGTGATAATATAGAATTAGTTGTTTCAGTGGACGTGGTATAATGGTAGCAAACGAAGGAAAAATTACTACATTTGGGACTACAGGAACTCTTGGTGGTTTAGTAGACGGAACTGATACTATTCATACTGGTGTTGCTAAAACATTATTTGCTATTGCTTCTGGCTGTCGGGTTGTTAGTAGTGGGACTTTTACACAATCCTCTGATGATTTTGTGTTGGCTAACCCAACTACTTATAGAACACTAGGAACAAAAGTTACTTTATCTAGTAGTTCCGGACACAATACAGTTACAGTTAGTGCTGGTGATAGCACTTACGATAGATATGATTTAATATATATTGATGCTGGAAACAATAGATTAGCAATTAGTGCGGGTCAAGTTAACCCTGCTAGAATTGCAGATATAAATAATGATGATGTTCCAGTTGCTATTGTTAAAGTAGCGGCAGGTGCGGCGGCAACAGATACACATAGTTTTCAAACTTTAATGAGTGTATATAATACAGACGATTTTGCTAGCGATACATTATCTAATTTAACTATTGGTGCAGATGCAGATGGTACAGATAGAACTATTACTTTTGGACATTCAACTCTTAAAACAATTATGGGAATTGATGATAGTGCTGATAGTTTTGTTATTAATACTGATGATGCTTTTGATAGCACTTTAGCAAATAACTCATTAACAATTGATGCATCACATAATGTTACTATTGCTGGTGACCTAACTGTTGGTGGTAATACGATTAAAGCCTCAGATGGTGGTAGTACAATAGAAATGGACACTGATGATAATGTTACTATTGGTGGAGATTTAACAGTAACTGGTGGAGATGTTAGTTATAGTAATGCACAAGATGCAACATTAAAAGTAACAGCCACTACTTCAACTACTGCTGGTAGAGATTTAACAATAGAAGCAGGTTCAACTTCAACAGGTTCAAATAACATTAATGGTGGAGATTTAATTCTTAAATCAGGTGGTGGTGATGGAACAGGAACTTCTACTATGTCTTTTCATACTAAAGTAGATGGAACAGATACAGCCGCAGAAAGAATGAAAATTAATACAACTGGTAATCTTGAACTTACTGGAACAGATATTACATTAGGTGGAGATTCTGATGGTTCAGATAAAAAAATTACTTTTGGACATGCTACTATTAAGAGTGTTATGGGTATTGATGATAGCGGGGATGTTTTTGCTATTAATACAGATGATGCATTTGAGGCAATTAATGATTTACAAATTGATACTGCCGGAAACGTAACTCTTGGTAATGGAGGTTTAACTCTTAGTGGTGGTAATATAGCCGTAACTGGGGCTATCAGTGCTACAACTACTCTTACGGCAGGAACAGGTTTAATTAATTCGGGGGCCTTTGTTCAAGGTAATGATGTATTAGATTCTAATAGTGCTTCTGCTGTTACTGCAACTCATCGTGTAATTTTCGTACACAATTCTAATAATTCAACTAATAATGAATTAGTTTTGCCTATTGTTTCGGCAGGTGCTGGAACTCCGGGACAAACTTTTACTTTTAAAAACGTAACTGCTAATAGTGAAAATATTATTATTAGTGTTGGTGGTAGTGATAAGTTAGATAATGATTCAGTATTACACCCTATGGTAGAAACTGCTGGAAAGATTATGTTAAGACCTAATGAATCTGTAACAGTAACTGCCACAACAGATAGTGAAACACCATTAGTTCCCGGTTATTATATTATAGATTCTGTTGGCGTTGGGTTAGGTAAAAAATCTATATGGGTTCCGGCCGCTTCTATGTACCCTACTACTACTAACGGTTGTTCTGCTTTAACACAAGTAGAACTATCAAATGGTCCTGAATTAAAATGTTTAGATTTTGATGATGGTTCAGATGAACATGCACAATTTACAGTAGCGTTCCCTAAATCTTGGGATGGTGGAAGTGTTACATTTAAGGCTTATTGGTGTTCTACTGCTACTGATACAGATGGTGTATCTTGGGCATTAAGAGGGTGTGGTATGAATGATAATGAAACTATTAACCTTACTTTTGGAAGTGCTGTAGTTGTTGATGACGCAAATCAAGGGGCTGCTAATGAATTATGTGTTACAGCAGAAAGCGGAAATATTACAATTGCAGGAACTCCTGCTGCTGATGATTTAACCTTCTTTGAAATATTTAGAGATGTTTCTGATAGTAACGATACAGCAGCAGAAGATGCTAGATTATTAGGTATTAAATTATTCTATACTGTTAATGCGGGGAATGACTTTTGAGTGGTTTTGGCTATACTGTATTAGGTTTTGGGGCGCATCCAAACAGAACAGCACCTTCACCTTATGTTTCATTTCCAGCAATTAATAGTTTAAGTTTAGATAGTGATTTTGCTACCTTTCAAATTGGTGGCGGTATGTTTACTAATACTGCTGGTATGGCCGTAGGTGGAGATAAAATAATATGTGGGTTAGCATCCGTTCTTAGCGCAGGTGGTAATTTTAATTTATTACAATATGATATTGATACAGCAACAACTTTACCTACTGCTACTCAATCTCCTACTGCTAGTGATTATGCAGAAGACGCAAGTAGTAATGCACAAACTACAATACGTGCTTGTTGTTTTTCTTTTAATGGTGTATATTTGTATATTGCTGGTCAAAGTGATAGTAATAGAGTAGTTAGATTTGAATTAGGAACACCTTATGATTTAACTAGTGTAACAGGCCAAACTAGTGTTCAGTTAGGAAGTGCTATGAATTCTTTACAGGGTATTGGTATTATTGGTGATGGAACTAAGTTTTATGCTATGCGTTCTGGTAGTGGAGTAGTTGGTCAAACTATTGAATATGCTTTATCTACACCTTACGATTTATCTACTCGTTCTGTAACTAGAACTGTTACTGCTGCTTAT